GAGAAGTGGACTTCAATAAACACACATGGGTACATCAAGGAAATATAAACAAAGTAAAAAAACTAATTATGGATGTAGAAGAATTTCAAAGAATAAGGATAGAGGCTATGGAAAAGAAAATTAAAGACCTAGAGTTAACCATAGACCTAGATAGGGAAATGTACAGAAGTATTATAACAAATTTAGAGGTAGAACTAGATAAATTTAAAGAAGATGAATAGTCAAGTAAGAACAATTGATGTAGACCAAGTATGGATGAGGGGAGAGAAAGATCCTTGTGCTAAGTATGTTTTATACGCTAAAGTACAGAGGAAGTATATCAACCCTATAATTAATGATATAGATAGTATACAATCTATTTTAAAAGGTGAAAAGCTCTTTAAGTTAGATAGGGCAAGTAATAAAAATAAAATATATAACATAGTAGATGCAGTAGATAGATCTTTTAACAATGATGATCTTGAAGAATTACTAGAAAAAGAGTTATCTTTAATAGAATTTATCTACAAAGTCTATGCAATACGAAAAAGAAATGCTGGAGAACTTACTTAAAGAGTCGGGGATTGAATATAAACTAGACAATCGAGTAAGACCTAATAAGCACCCAAACATGAAGCGTTTAGAGGTGGCTTTAAAAAAACATGGGGTAAACTACATGTACTTTCATCAGACAGATAGTCTGGCAGTAACACAGGTAGATATAGGTAAGCATAACGCTTTATGCCATACCCTTATGATGCCATCAGAAGATGGGATAAGTGTTTTAATGGTAGTAAACAACGATATTGATTTAGAGTTAGTTATGGAAGGTATAAGCCAAAGCCTAGACAGAATCATACCTAAAGATATATCGTATAATATTTTAGGAATAATATAGTAATATGTAAAATAATTTACTATATTTGCATCAGAAGTTAATTAAATTTAAAAACCAAAAACTATGGAAAAGTCAGAAACAATTGGCAAGTTAACCCTTGCCTTATCAAAAGTGCAGTCTCAATTAAGACCTGCTAAAGAAAACTCAAAGAACCCTTTCTTCAAGTCAAGCTATGCCGATCTTGGATCAGTATGGGACTCTGTTCGTAAACTACTAGCAGATAATGAGTTAGCTATTATTCAGATGCCTACAGATGTGGGTGGGGTAACAACAATCTTATCACATTCTAGTGGAGAGTTTATCTCTTCTACTATGTATATACCATCAAAGGAAGATGCTCATGGTGTAGGTTCTGCTATATCTTACGCTAGGAGATACGCACTTGCGTCTTTTGTAGGGGTGGTTACAGGTGATGATGATGGTAATGGTGCAGTTAAAGGAACACCTACTACTACATCTAAGAGGTCTACATCTAAGCCTAAGCTCACTGATGCTCAGTACAAGGGTATGATGAAGGCTATCGAGGATGGTAAGGGTAGTGTTGTTGAGCAAAAGATGGCTGGCTACACTATGACTAAGACTCAACAAGATAACCTTAACAAAGTCCTTAAATTATCTAAGACTTTAGTGTAATGAGTTTAGATAACTTTATAAAGAAGTTAGTCGATGACTCTTTTTATTACTCTGACTACGAGTTTGTAACGAACTCGCAGTTAGGGTTAATAAAGAAAGATGTCAGGACTTACAAGATGATGAGGGACTACCCTGAATTAAGGAAGGAGACTCTGCCAATGATCTTTGGTAGAGCTTACCATGTAGCTATGCTAGAGCCTAACGAGTTTAACGATAAGGTCTTAGTATTTAATTCAGCTACAAGGACTACTAAAGGATATAAAGACTTTAAGGCTGATAACCCTAAAGCACCTACTATAATCTTACAGAAGGAGTATGATAAGATTATGTACATGCAAGATGTATTGTTCTCTCATAACGAGGTTAAAGACTTACTCCAAAAGGAAGGAGAGAGGGAGATAGCTAACGCTTGGAAAGATGAGGATACTAACGTGTTCTGTAAAGGTAAAGCAGATTACCGTAATGGTAAGACTTTAATAGATCTTAAAACTACTGGTGATGGTAGCCACTGGGGTTTCTCAAACTCTTGTAAGAAGTACGGTTATGATAGGCAGTCAGCCTTCTATATGGATGGTTTTGGTTGTGATGAGTTTGTATTTATAACTCAGGAGAAGGAGAGACCTTATAACGTATCTATATTTTATGCTGGAGATGAGTTTATAGAGAGAGGTAGGCAAGAGTATAAGTACCTACTAGATGTTTATAGAAGATTCTTTATAGACAACGAGGAGGTTGTAGATGACCACTTAATAATGGAGACACTATGACATTAAAAGAAAAATTAAAAGAAAGTAAAATATACAAGCCTTGGCTTGCAGAAAGATTAGGGTTAAGCCGACCTACCCTAGATAAATACTTAGACAAACCTGACGAGTTTAAAGTTAAGCATCTCAGAAAGATTGCTAAGTATATAGAAATAACAGAAAGGAAGGCATTAGTTAATTATTTTATAAAAGCTGAAAGCTATGAGTAACAAAACAACTGACAAAATCTACGTAGGAAACGGAGTAGAGAAATTTGACGGAGACATGGTAACTGTTTCTGTAAACCTAACTAAGTTAGGAAAAGAGGCTTCAAACTTTATGTTTGAGTACAATGGTGATAAGTTCATAAAACTAAACGTATGTAAGAATCGTGATGGTGAGAACGAATATGGTAAGACACACTACCTTGCTGTAGATACGTACAAGCCAGAGGCTAAGAAAGAAAAAGTAGCTGACGATTTACCATTTTAATATTGGAGGGGAGCAATCCCCTCCCTTTTTAATCTTATTAAAAATTTAAATTGTAGTTATGAAAAAGTACGTTTTTTATGTTTTTTATTTTGGATTATTGGTTAATCAAAAATCGTATTCACAAACAGATTCTGATAAAGTTTTAAAAGACCTGTCTAAAGATTACATTAACTACCTTGAGTCTGAAGGCTTTCGCCCAAAGATTGATGATGTAGGTGATGTAAGCTTTAAGTTTGAGGGGTCAACGTTTTGGGTCATGCCTTACTACTCTGATTTTTTTTCTTTGAGTAGATTTTTATCTCTTGATGAAAATCAAAAGTGCACAAAAGGTCTTATGAATATGATTAATGATTTTAATTTCGATAGAGTTAGCGATGCAGCTCGTGTTTACGATAATTGTAAAACAATTGAAATAAGATCTACAAGCCACTTGCCAAATAAAAATGATTGGAAGTATATTTTTGAACCCTCTGTGATTTGGTTGAACAACTCTTCAATTGATTTCTCAGAAAAGTATAGGGATTTCTTAAATAAAAACTAACTTAAAAAACAACCAAAAAACTAACTAAAAAAACTATGAAGTACAGAGTATCAGACACAGACATTATCAGCATAGATAAGGTAGAGTTTATTGAGGTCGATGGTCGTTCTATTAATTTCCATACTTCAACAAATACACACCAATCTATTTATAATAACGACATGGAGTCAAATTGTGTTTTCAATAATATTGTTAACCATTTTGCTACTATAGATCTTAGGTTTAGTGATGCTAAAAAGCCTGAGACTGAAGCTGAAAGAAAAGAAAAAGCATTTGAAATGTTCTGGAATTTATACGATAAAAAAGTAGACAAGCCTAAAGCTAGATTAACATTTATGAACTTAACCATTACAGAGATGGGCGATGCCATAAAAGGAGTGAAGGCTTATGTTGATTCAACACCCGACAGAACATATAGGAAGTTTCCTAGAACTTGGCTAAACGCTAGGGGGTGGGAGAACGAAATAAAGATAGATAAGAAGAAAGAAAACCGATACGTTAAACCTAAATACATTTCAGATGAAAGATAATATGGAGATGGAGAAGAGGCTTATCGGTAAGATTATGTCTAATCCACGAGATTATTACGACTGCCACAGCCTTATATCTGAGGAGATATTTACTGATCCTTTGAATAGGAAGATATATAGAGTGGTATCAGACAAGTTAGATAAAGGAGATAAGGCTGACATGATTGTTATATCCTCTGCTATTAAAGATCCTCTTGTCGATCTTAGGGTGGCTGAGTGTATGAGTTCTGATCATTACGCTTACATGACAAAGAACATGGTCTTATACCTGTCCCAAGAAGATAAGAAGATAAGGCTTAAGAAGTTGGCAGAGCTTACCACAAAGAAAATTGACAATGGTGACGATTTATTTAACATCATAGACTTTGTGGATGCTGAGATGAAATCTATATCTGAGATTAGAGGTAGTGATATACCTGATATTAAAAAGCAGTTAAAGGTTTTGCATGACGACATACAAAGAAGAATGGCATCTGATAACATGGTGGGTTTACCTACAGGTTTTCAATCAGTAGATAAGTTTACTGGTGGGTGGCAAGAGACGGACTTTATTGTAATTGGTGGTGCTTCATCTATGGGTAAGACATCACTTGGTTTAGCTTTTTGCTATAACTGTGCTAAGGCTGGTATACCTGCTGCCGTATTCTCTTACGAGATGGGGGATACTCAGTTACTACAAAGATTAGTTTCCTTAGAGAGTGAGGTAAATAATAGGTATATAATGAAGGGTTCTTTAGAGAGTAGTGAACTTAATAGAGTTGATAAGGCTATAGGTAAACTTGAAGGAGTTAGTCTATTTATAGACGAGTGTAAAGATTCTTCTCTTAGATACCTTCTTAATAAGATAAGGCAGTATGTTATAACTAAAGATGTTAAGTTTGTATTGGTTGATTACCTTCAATTAGTTAAGGGTATTGGGTCTTCCAGGGAACAAGAGGTTGCTGTGGTGGCTCGTGAACTTAAGAATCTAGCTAAGGAACTTAATATAACAATTGTTGCCTTATCTCAGCTAAGTAGAGGTGTAGAGAGAAGAGATGGTTGTAGGCCTAGCCTGTCCGATCTTCGTGAGAGTGGTGAGATAGAACAGGCATCTGATATTGTTATGCTTGTTTATAGACCCGAATACTATGGGATTATGACTGATGATAGTGGAAGGTCAACCGAAGGACTTGTTGATTTGATATTTGCTAAAGGTAGAAATATAGGTACTGGGACTCTACCTCTTAAGTTTAAGAAGGAATACACTAAGTTTATAGACCCTCAAGATTATACTGAGAAGTATATATCTGCTAACCCTTCAGAATCTTTTTAGTTATGGAGGTAAATTTTAGTTTTATTATAGATTTTATAGTGGGGGTTATATTTATTATTTGGCTCATTGAAGAACTAATTAACTCGTTAAGATGAGGAAAGAAATATACCACGCTACAGTTCACTACAGGTGGAGGACTTTAAGATTTGTAAAAGGAGTCGAGAAGCCTGCTAAGAAGTGGAAAAAATCTACTCACAGGACATGTATTACTGAGCTTGACCCTGAAAAACTACAGAATGTTAATCATTTTGTAAGGGGGTTACAGATAAAGCATAAATCAACTAACGATATACAAATAAAGATAGATAGCGTAACTGATTACGAGTTTATATGTATGTCACATGATGTTTATTAAAAGATATAGATATGAAATTATATTGTAAAAATTGTGAAAAAACAACTGAAGTTAGTAAATTTACAATGAAAGTAGTTGATAATAAGGTAATTAAACCTGAGTCAATCTGCGATTGTGGTGAACAAATGAAAGACGTTTCAGAGTACAAAGGACTTGGTGGTATTATAAAAAGACCAGGTGGTAAAGTAGGAGGTAAGATATAATGAAAGAAGAAAATCAATTAAACTTACTGCTATTACTAGCTACGTTTAAAAGCTTTAGTGAGCAGTTGTACAACCTAAAGGGTGAGCATTCAGGGCTGGTTAAAAAGAAGTTTAACATGCTAATGAACGCTGCAAGTAGTTACGAGAGAACTATAGACGAAGAGTGGTTAAAAGAAAATAAGTCTGTTATTGAAGACTTGAACGACTCAGTTACTGATTTTATTTATACACTAAGAGACGAATCCATTAAACGAAATACTAACTAAAAACAATATAGTATGGAACATGATTCAATTGAGTGGGGATGGGAAAATCAAAGCCCACTAAACATGAGAAGTCAAGAGCATATAGCTTTTTTACTTAAAAGGTACAACGAAGGTAAGCCTGAATCAGAACACGTAACAACAATGGCTCAGTTAAACAGAGCATTATTAAAAGAAGAGTCAGAAAATTTGAATAGTTAAATTAAGTTAAACAATTAAATTAAATTAAAATGGTCGTAGTAGCGATAACAGTCGTCTGCGTTATATGTATTCTTATAGCGTGGGACATGGTAAAGTATTCTCAAAAAATTAAAGAAAGTGAAAGACATAATAACAGAGTTCTTGAAACTATCAAAAAAGAAAAATCTAAGACTAAGCGTAGTCCAAAGATTTCTAAAGATCAAGTATCGAATAAACGTAAGTATAAGAGTGCTAAAAAGAAGGCTGTTGAATCTAAAGTAAAGAAAAATGCAGGAAGAAATAAGAAAAAAGTGTGATGAGATCAGGGACTTATTAATAGAAAAGAATAAGTCTTACGGCAACTCAGTTTTTGATAAAGGAGTTTTGTTTAATGTTGATCCTATGTACGCTATCCAAGCTCGTATAAATGACAAGCTTAACCGTATAAAAAGTAAGGAAACCTATATGAGTGAGAATGATCTCATGGATCTTACAGGTTATCTTATATTATTACAGGTTTATATGGACGAGGTAGATAAAAGAATGAGTGAAACTATCAAGTCTGCTGAGACATATAAAGAGGGTGAAACACCATTCACTTACGAGTGGTCTATAAATGGAGAGGATGAGACTGGAGCCCCGATTTGAAAGCCAAGAGGATAGGGAAAGAGAAGCTGAAACTCTTCGCATCCTCCTTGAAGGAAAAGATTTAACCTTTGAGCAGCTAGATAAGTACGCACCAGTAGATGCTGAGATTATAGATAATAAGACCATGAAGGTTGTATCTTTATGCGAGATTAAAACAATGTCTTTAAATATAGCTGACGTACAGAGAGCTAGGACTTCAGTTAGAAAGATACAGCATTGTCAGAAAGAAGCTCTTCAAAAAGAGTTACCTTTATGTATAGCGTGGAGATTTCTCGATGGAATTGGTTATATTTGGATGCACGAAATAACAAAAGCCACAGTTGAGTGGGGTGGCATGAGAAACCCACGACCAGGATCTATATGGGATAGGGAGCTTTTATTTTATATAGATATTGATAAACTAACAATAATTAAATTTTAGACATGAACAAGCAACAGAAAGACAGAGAACAGCAGGTTAGATTATTAAAGTTTGACTGCGAAATGAGAGCTAGAGTATTAGAGATAGCCTCAGGACTACCAACAAGTAAGAACGCTAAATCTCTTTTAGAGAACGCAGACAAGCTTGCCAAATATGTATTTGGTATGCCAGATCAGCCTAAGGAAAAGAAATAATTCGTATCTTGCGTGTTATAATACAGTTTAGTATGGCACGAAATAAATTAGCTGGTAAGATTAACGGTAAGAGCAAAAGCTCTAAGCATTACGCTAAAAACCCTAAGTCTAGAAAAAAGAAAAACGAATACGACAAAGAGTACTCTTCATCTGAAGAGAGAAAAAAGTATCGTGTTAAACTAAATCTTTTTAACAGAAAGAAGGGTAAGAAGGGTGATGGTAAAGACGCTTCTCACACAAAAAATGGTGGGCTAGTTATGGAAGGACAGTCTAAAAATAGAGCAAGGAATAGAAATAAGAAATAATTATTTTCGTAACTTGCTTTAATGCGATTTAAAAGACGAAAGGGAAAGCAGATAACTAGAGCTAAGAAGCACGTTGTAGATGGTATTACATTTGCCTCAGGGCTAGAGCTTTATTGCTACAGAGCCCTAAAGAAAGCAAAGATCCCCCACGAATATGAAGGAAAGACCTTTGAGCTTGTAGAGAAATTCAAGTTCGAGGGTCTCCTCATGGATAAGGGTAAGACAAAAGGTAAAACCACCTTTAAACAAAAGCCTGGTAACATAAGAAATATATCTTACACACCAGACTTTATTAATTTAGAAGAGGGTTTTATTATAGAAACAAAAGGTATAAGAACTCCTGAATTTAAGATGAGGTTCAAACTATTTTTAAAGTATCTTTATGATACTGATCAAAAATTAGACGTATATGTCCCATCAAATCAAAAGGAAGTTGACGCAACTGTAAACCTTATTTTAAACAGGGGTTCTTTTAAAAAATAGCTCTCCATTTTTTTTACTTATTTATAAGTTTTTTGGATTTAATTTACAGGAGAGTTTAGTACGAGAGCAAGCTGCGTGAGTGCTGCATAGTATACGAGAGTGGGCTGCGTGAGTGCTACATATTTAAATCCTAGCTTTAAGCAATACGGCTAGGTTGTTCTTGTATTCGGGGGGTTTTTGAGATTTGGTCGTCCATGCGACCCCCCAATACTTTTTTAAAATAATATAGTAATGTTACACGATAGAGATGAAGCTTTGAGAGAAGCGTTAAGAAAGTCAGACGAGTCTAGAGATAATCTTTTTGAATCTTGGATAGTAGATCTTGTAGATCCAGAAGATGAGGGCGAGTCTTGTGAAGATGGTTGTTGTGGAGATAGCTGTGAATAATGACAGATAACAAGGATAAAAAGAGACCTAAGGGTAGCATTAAGTTTAACATAACCCTATCTGAAGAACAGAAGAAGGCTAAAGAAAGTATCTTGAGCCACGCTTTTAGTTTTGTAATAGGTAAGGCTGGATCTGGTAAGACTCTTCTTGCCGTTCAAGTCGCTCTTGACATGTTCTTTAAAAGGCAGTATAGTAAGATTATAATTACTAGACCTACTATAGCTACTGAAGATAACGGTTTCCTTCCAGGTAGCGAGAAAGAAAAGCTTGAGCCTTGGCTTGTACCAATCATGTCAAACATGCGTAAGGTCTACAACAAGGCTGATAAGATTAATAGTATGGTTGAGAAAGGAGAGATAGAGCTTGTGTCCTTATCTCACTTTAGAGGTAGGACGTTTGACAACTCTGTAGTTATAGTAGACGAGTTTCAGAACTTAACTAAGGCTCAGTTTCGTATGGCTTTAGGTAGGCTAGGTAAAGATTCTATAATGATATTCTGTGGTGACAATCAGCAGATCGACCTTAAAGATCAGAACTACTCAGCAATACATGACGTTGCTAAAATAAAAGATAGTGATTTTGTATTCAAGGTTATACTAGAAGATAACCACAGGCATCAAGCTATTGATGACGTTCTTAAGCTACTTAGTGGCTACTAATCCCAGATAACATAGAAGCATATAACTCCAGCAAAGATCTGGATTTCGCTGTATGGCATAGATTCTGTTGGGGCAAATAATCTAAACCCAAACACAACCCCATTGAGTAATTGTATTCCTATTTCCATATAGCTAATATAGTAAAAAAAAAGGAGGGAACTACCCCTCCTCCTTAAACAACCAAAAAACTAATCTATGAATGCGAACAAAAAAGCAAACTGTTCCAGAATGGAACCTTAGAAAAGTACTACAAATTTAGTAATTAATTATTTAATTATATAATGTTTGTAAATTATTTAGCCTCTACGTTTATATAATCTTCTTGGTATCTAGATTT